AGGACAACAAAACATGGCGGGAAAATTAACAAACGATAAGTCGATGAGCGCAAGCCGCTTACCCGCTTTGATGGGCTACTCGAAATATTCAAGCCCCAATGATGAACTTCAATACAGCTTTAATGCGATTGATGGTTTAGAACGCCCCGACATTGGCAATGAAGCGATGTCGTGGGGGAATACCCTAGAGCCGGTTATTTTGGCTGAATCTGCCAAACGGCTAGGCATTACTAAGTTTAATACCGACATACGGCAAGCCTACACGCACGCTTGCTTGCCCCTTCAATGCTCATTAGACGGGGTTGGTGAGGGCGAGGCCCAAACCATCGTTAGCGACCCTGCCAAGGGCATCTATGTAGTTGGTCAGGAAAGCATTGTTTTGCGCGGCACGGGGGTTTTAGAGGCCAAGCTAACTAAAGCCTACCCTGAAGATACGCCCGACCTTGCCCGCGGCCCAATTCAATTGCAAGGGCAAATGCTTGTAACAGGCCATCAATGGGGCGCTGTTTGCGTACTGTATTCGGGTATGCAATTGCGCGTGTTCCTGTTTGCGGTTCATTACGAAACCCAAAAAGCCATTACTAAGGCCGTGCTTGAATTTCAAAGCAAGTTAGACAAGTACAGCGCAACGGGCGAACTAGATTGGTACGCACCAACAACAAGCGCAGAAGTAAACCGCCTGTTTCCAACGGCGCACAAAGAAGAAATAGAACTAAATGGCAAAGCTATCGAATTGGCACAAACAATTTTAGACAAAAAGTTAGTGATTGCGGCTTGCGAGTCGGCGATTGACGATGCAGAAATGAAGCTAAAGCAAATGCTTGGTGACGCTGAAAAAGCAATTGCAGGGTCAATGATTATTTCTTGGCCTATGCGGTATTACAAAGAATCACCGGAAAAACTTAAAGCCGCAAAAAAAGCATATTCAATTCGTCAGGCCAACATTTCAATAAAAGAGACAACATGAACACAACAAGAATACAAGCCGCATACCAAATGGCAGTTCAAACAATGATGCAAGCATCGCCTGAAATGCCAAGGGAAATTGCAGAAGCCGCGGTCGAGGCCATCGCCGCCTTGGTCATCGCAACCATTGCAGAAGAATTAGATTCAGATGAGGCCGACAATGCTACCCACCACTAACAAATCCTTTGCCCCGACCACGCTGTCGGAGGCCATTTCCTTTAGCGAAATGTTGGCGGCTTCGACAATGATTCCTAAACAGTTTCAGGGCAAAGCAGAAGATGTATTGGTATGCGTTCAATGGGGTTTAGAAATTGGTTTAGCGCCTTTGCAAGCCCTGCAAAACATAGCTGTTATTAATGGCAAGCCTAGCATTTACGGTGACGCGGCAATAGCCTTAGTACAGGCATCAAGTGTTTGCGAAGATGTAGAAGAATATTTCGAGGGCGAGGGAACAACAAACCCTGTTGCTGTTTGCATAGCAAGGCGCAAAGGCCGTAAGCCTGTAACAGTTAGGTTTGGTATCGAAGATGCAAAGCGGGCGGGTCTTTGGGGCAAATCCGGCCCGTGGTCAGCCTATCCTAAGCGAATGATGCAAATGCGGGCGCGTGGCTTTGCTTTGCGCGATGCGTTCCCCGATGTACTGCGCGGCCTGATTACAAGCGAGGAAGCACAAGATTTTGTAGAAAGTGAATTACCCGTAGCTGTTGCCAAACCCGCTAACCCGCTAGATTTGGTTGCGCCTAGCAAGGTACAGATACCCGAACAAAGCATTGACCCAATGGTCATAGAAGAAGCGTTTAGGCAAGATGCCGAAGTCGAAGAAGCAACAGTTGTAGAAACGCAAGCCGAAATACTTGTCACAAAATTTCCCTTGTTTGTGCCAAACAAAGATACACCGCACGCATACTTTGAGTCGCTAGAGGCTTGGCAAGATGGCTACGAAAACATTGCCGAAAAGACAGCGCAAGCCGGTGCGCGACCGGCACGAGAACGAATGACATTGTTGCGTGAACTTAAAGAGGTTAACGAACCTATGTTAAAGGCCATTGACACCGTTGTTAGGGCTAGGCATACCCAAGCATACACACAGCGTATTCGTGCGCTTGGCGCGGCTACTTAGTAGCAACCCCTTTTGACTTTTCAAAGCTACGCATACCCGCAATGCCCAAGATGCCCGACAACATAACCCAAAGTTGTTCGGCATCAAGTAAAGGCGGGGGCGATAGTTCAGGCGGCACTAAACCGGTTGCCTGACCCCATTTCCAAAACCAACCAAGCAAAGGGTAGGCAAGAAATTGATAGGCTAGGGCGGCTGCACCAATCCAACCTACCGCGGGTCGCCAACCACTTACAAACAAGTTTTGGTTTTTAGCTTCTTCTTTATTGACGCTAATTTGCGCCATGTCGCCCGCTTGGTCTAACCGCTTTTCTTCTAAATCTAGCTTGCGGCTTTCAAGTTCCATTTCCAACCGTTCTTTGTCGGTTGTAATTAGGTCGCCCGCTACCTTACCGACCGATTCGATGATGCTACCTATGTTTAGTAAGTTCATTTCAACCCCGCCATTGTTCGGTTAATCCAACCCAAAAGAAACTTTGATTGCGTGCGGTTTTTGTTGCAAATTTCAGCGTACCTAGCAATTTTTGTCAGCGCATAGGATTTGCGGAAATCGCTTGCGTTTTGTTGGTTTAGCAGTTCAACCGTTTTAGGCCCAATGCCGCCATCAGGGGTAGCGCCAACAACCAATTGGGCCAACTTAACTGCCATGCCCATGCCCGCGTTTACGCCAAAGTTAAATATGCTGTTGGCAATTTCCTGTTGTTGTATTTCATCGCCGCGCATCTTGTCCCAAAATTCCACTTTGTAGAAGTCGCGCACCAATCCTGTTAACGGCCCGCCTGTTTCTTTGCTGTCAATGTAGGGCCAACCCTTCCAATGCGGGTTTTTATTGCGTGCAATGCCCGCGTAGGTCATGCCGCCGGTGTCACCTTCTACATCGTGCAGAACATAGCCGCCTTCATCTTTTATCATTTGCTCAAATGCGGGTAAAAAGTCTGCCATATTTATCCTATACAAAGGTTTGAAAACGCCTACGATCTGTGAACATTTCTAATTCAAGCGTGTTAACTTTTGCCCGCTTGTTATAAAGTTCAACTTCAAGTTCAGTAGTTAACCGTTCTATCTTGTTTGCTTTAACAGCCTGTTGGAATTCTTCCTGTACTTTTTCTACGGCCTTTTCAAACGCAATAGTTTTAATTTCGTTGCGGGGCATAACTATCGGATACCACTTGTCTAAAATAATCATTGCTTGGCCTCCGAATATCCTTTGATAATTGCCTCGCGCAAAGTCAAGTTGTCGGCAGTACCCGCCCAATGCGCCAAATTGTTAAACATCAATACATAGTCGGCTTGCTTGCAGTAGGGCGCGTTTATCTTTAACCACGCCATCATTTTTAAATAGCGTTCTGTGGGGTCATGTACCGTGTAGCCAATGCCGTAAAACTCGCGCACATGACATCCATCTTTGGCGACCGCACCGGCGATCACCAATACAAATAAAAGTATGAGCCATTTCATTCATCGGCCATGTCCGTAGCGGCTAGGTTGATGCGTGTTTTAAGCGCGGCAATATCTTCTACTTTGTCTTTAAATCCAATGGCAACGTAACCGGCAAACTTGCCCATGTCCGGCGGTATAGCGCCGCGGCACATAAACCGAACGCCTTGCTTTACGCCCCATTCACCAACCTTAGATGACGGGTTAAATTCTTCGCAAAGTATTTCGCCGTTAAGCATTGCAACCATTGCAGAATTGCGGTCGGCAGATGCGTTAAACAAAGAAGTTACTGTGCCTTCTACAGTCTTTTCTCGCGTACCGTCAGCGTTTAAAGCTAATACAGTTGTGCGCGAATTGCTTGCCAAATTAGCTTTGTGAATCAACAAAACCAAACCGTCAACATCTTTAAGCAATGATTTGGCGGGCGGTATTAAATCTTCTTGCTTTGCCAATTGCGGCATTTTGTCTTGCGTTGTGATGGCGTGCAAAATCACTTGGCGGCTATCCCACGCAAAGTAACCGGCAAAGAAAAGGGCCGACAACAGAATGACCGTGAACAATTTAAACGGGTTATCTACCCATTCAATGAGGCCAATCACTTTGCCCAATGCTGATTCATCTTTCTTAGGCGCAGATGGGGCAGGGGCGGCGGCAACCGGCGGGGCTACCGTTACGTTGACTTGCGTATTGGCAGTAGCACGTTTAACCGGCGCTACCTTTGCAGGGGCTTTAGCGGCCTTTGGCGCTGTCTTTTTAGCTGTGACCATACCAAGCGCACCTTTTATTTTAAAAGCGTTAGCGATGAATAAATGACACCGGCCATGCCTATCAGCATTGCACCGCAAGCCTTAATTAATATTCCTTCTAGCCGCTTAAGCCGCGCACAAAGCATTTCATAACGCAAAGTACAAACGGCTTCGTGACTGTCTAGCCTTGATTCAACTTCATTCATAAATTGCCAAAAGGTAGTATTGATAATTGTACAAATACATTTTATGGTTGAACAGGAAAATTAACATTAAATGGGAATTCACTTTGTGTTGGAATGTCTCTTAAAGTCTGTCTATAACTAAGCCACGCAGATTTATCTACAGGAACATCGTCAATCATTGCCCAATCACTATTTTTTAACAAATCATTTCTTATTTCTCTTATTTCATTTGCTTTGTTTGTATGGCGTTGCTGTATTTCATCGGAAGTCATTTCCCGAACAATTAAAACTTGCATCCAACTTTGTTGCGTTTCGTTAAAAATTGGCGTTCCTTCTTCCAAAACTTGTGTATCAGAAAAAGTTGGGGTCGGAACACTAATAACTTTATGCAAGCCGAAGTCCAACAAGGTTTCATCGCTTACTTGTTTTGGGAAACTTGTATCTTTGTTAGCCAGTTTTAAATCAGTTACCGTGTAGGGGTAACGAACAACAACATTATTTTCAATTAATGCGTACATAACTTATCCCATTTGTTTTTTAATAACAGTCAGCATAATTTTGGCTTTCTTTTGCTCTAATATTTCAGATGCTAATAGACCACAAAGTTGTGCCGCAAAAACTTCTAGTTCAATGCGTTCAGTTTCTGGCAAACTTTCAATTTCTTGCAAAGCAATTGTGTAATTGTCAATGTTGATTTGGTAGTGCATGACCTCTTGCTCACGCGCTTCAAGTGATGCCAATAAAATTTCTTGTTTTGTTGTTGCGCTTGTCATTTTGTTCCTTTAATTTTAGTTGGTAAACGCCACGCCATTAACTTGGACTACTAAAGCCGTAACCGGATTAGCATACTTAGTCCCAAACCCAGAACCACTCCAAGGGTAGGCTGTTATAAACGGCGCTACATCATGACCTATGGCAATTGCAGAACTGTCAGGACTAAACGCTACACATTTACCACTTCCTGTTGGGAGCGTAGCCGGATCAGCGTACTTTGTTCCAAAACCAGAACCTGACCAAGGATAAACGGCCATGAATGGAGACACAGTTGCAACCGATGCGGCTAAAGCCGTACCATCGGGACTAAACGCTACACGATAAACATCACCTGCTGGAAGCGTAGCAGGGTTGGCATATTTAGTTCCAAAACCCGAGCCGCTCCAAGGGTAGGCTGTTATATAAGGAGAAGTCAAATGCCCTACAGCAATTGCAGAACCGTTAGGACTGAATGCCACACCAATTCCACTTCCTGTTGGAGTTGTTGCCGGATCAGCGTACTTTGTTCCAAAACCAGAACCTGACCAAGCGTAAACGGCTATGAACGGAGAAGTAGTTCCAACTGCTACAGCTAAGGCCGTACCATCAGGACTAAACGCTACACCAACTGCGGTGAATGGTGGGAGTGTTGCAGGATTAGCGTACTTGGTTCCAAAACCAGAGCCACTCCAAGGGTAGGCAGTTATATATGGAGTTGTATTATGCGCTACAGCAATTGCGGAACCGTTAGGGCTGAATGCTACATCATTACCGGAGGCTGTTGGACGGGTTGCAGGACTCGCGTACTTTGTTCCAAAACCAGAACCACTCCAAGGGTAGGCAGTTACATATGGCGTTGTGTTATGCGCTACAGCAATTGCGGAACCGTTAGGGCTGAATGCTACAGCATCACCATTGTCTACTGGAATCGAAGCAGGGTTAGCGTACCTAGTTCCAAAACCAGCGTCCGACCACTTGTAAGCGGCTATATATGGACTAAATCTTAGTGCCAAGCCAATGAAAGTTGGAGACTCAGAAGAAGCGGCGGCTAATAGTTTACCTGCAAGCATTATGCATCTCCCACACGCGCACCGAAGATAACACCGCCAACTTTCCACAATTGAATAACTGTATATCCAGTTATGCTTAGTGTTGGCGCAGTTCCTGCATTTGTTTCCCAAGTTACAGCAAGGGATGTCCAAGTAATAGTAAATGCAGTTCCATCATCTACCATTAGCGTTAACGATTGACCATTAGCCCATGTTCCTGAAGTTGGGGTGCTGTTGCCTGAAAGTGTCCATGTTTGAATTGAACCGTTTGTTGGTGATAACGCGGGTGTTGTTCCAGTAACTGCAAAAACTTGTTCTGTGTAGCCATTGTTAATAACAGGGCCAGACATAGTGGCAGTACCACTAAGCGTTATATTGGTTGTCGCGCCACTAACAGCAGAACCAATATTAATATTGCTAATTGAACCTGAAAGACCCGCAGTGCCAAGGTTAATAGTTTTGGTGCTACCTGATGCTGTTGCACCCGCTTGGATGTTTGTGGTTTGGCTTAAAGTTGACCGACCTAACGTAATAATGCCAGTTCCCGATGCGCCGCCTAATGTCAAAACACCTGAAGTATTGGAACTTCCAAGATTAAGTGCTTGTGTTGATGCAGTTATGTTAATCGTTGTGCCAGAAAAAGTCGTAGAACTGGAAAAGGTTTGCACTCCACTGGTAAGTGCAACCGTACCAGTAACATCAGGCAAAGTGTAAGTACGGGTCGTTGCTGTTGTAATACCAGACAATTCAAACACGGCTTTTTTAGTTATGTCCGTATTATCTGCAAGCGTAAATCCTGTATCAAGAAATTGCCCCGATGTAACACTTACCCCATCAAATGCAAATGCCGTTCCAGTTGTAACAACATTAGAACCATTAAGGTAAACAATACCGTTAGCCGTACCCGCAGAAAGTGTTACAACACCAGAAGCACCAAGTGAAGTAAATGCACCAGTATTTGCAGATGTATTGCCAATAGAGGGCGGGCTAGATAAATCAAGCGTACCGCCCAAACTTAAATTGCCAGATGTTGTTACAGTTCCTGATAAAGTAATTCCAGAAACCGTACCTGTACCGCTAACGCTAGTAACAGTTCCAGTTCCAGTTGTAGGTGTCGTCCATGTAGGAGCCGCACTATTGCCACCAGAGGTTAATACTTGACCTGATGTGCCGTATGTTGCACCATTAATACCTAATTGACCTGCTGAACCAATGCGGAATCTTTCAGTAGGCGATGAAGCACCATCAGCAGTAGTAGAAAACACTAAGCGACCGGGCATGTCATTTAAGCCGGGTGTTCCGTCCGATGCGGCGGTAATTGTGGCGGCTTGAAGAAATGCAGAGCCATCCGAACCGGTAAACCGGATTGCCCCTAAATTATCACCAGACTGCACTATGGTCTGAGACCCGTAAGTAGCATTTCTGCTTTTTAAAAATTGTATAGATGCGTCGTTTCCGTCAGCGGAAAATCTGTTAAACGATGCGGCAATTCCACCGCCATTATTGACCTGAAGCGGGGACGTAATGCCGCCAAAACCTGCAACAGCAGATGTTGCATTAACAAGCGTATTGCCATTTGTGTCAATTACAAAAGGTGTTGCATCAGGGTTAGAAATATCCTCCACTAGCAAAGCATTACCTGTGCCAAGTTGAGTAATTCTTAGGGCGGCGTTGGTGTTGTCGGTTACGCTGATTATTTGGTTGCCGCTAAGTGTGGTTGTTCCCGAAGCAGATAGCGTAGTAAATGCACCAGTTGACGGAGTTGTAGCACCTATCGAAATATTGTTAAGAGTACCAACACCAGTTGATGTTAACGCTAATGTTGGTGCATTATTTGCCGTTAACGTAATCAAATTTGTATAAGCCAAACCGTCAACGTCATAAGCGGAAAGTGACAAAGT